AGTTTGCGGGACATTCCTAATTAAAACAACTGTCTCTGTAGCGGTTGGTATATCACTAGCTTCAAATACTACATTACCTCCAGTAGCATTACCTACACCTGTTATTGTGTAGTCAGTTGTTAATGTTTTAGTTGTCTCTGTTCCTGTGGCTGATCTTATAATAACTTGTAGATCAGACGATGCAAATATTTTAAAACCATAAACAAAAGTATCATTACTTCCGTCTCCTGAATAACTGTTTTTTACTGTTGTTGAAGATACTGTCATATTACTTGTCTATATTCCTTTTAATCATTTAATTCAATGCTTTTATTCATGTTTTCTAATGCTCTTTGAGCAGTCTTAATCATCACTAAATAATGAGCATCTATCAAATCTCTTTTCTCATCTGCTGTATATTTTTTATTATTATATATGTTTCTTATAATAAAGTTAAGGTCTTTTATAGCATCAGCATAAGGAATTAACTGCAATCTATTTTTTCCTTTTATACTTTTTCTTAATTCTTCAGATTCTAAAATCTTACCTTCTTTTTCTAAAGCATCTATCTCATTTACTATTTTACTTATCTTATTATATTCTTCATAAAAATCTGTAATATATTGAGAATTAGCATCTGGATATTGTGCTGTGAATGCTCTTATAACTGGCATTTTTGATAAAGGTTGAGTAGGTAAAATAGGGTCTTTAATCATACCACTTTCAATTAATGCTTTATCAGATAATTGTACTAAATATCTTCCTATTGTACCTGTCCATTGTCTTGCAAAGTTATCAATCATAATAGGATTGTTAAATTTAGTATCTGTACCAATTAATTTATAAATTCCATTAGCAAGTATTTTTGCAGTTTCAGAAGTGTATGTTGTGTATTGCATTTTGTTTGGTAAATTTTTTTCTATATAATGTGGAACTAAAGGTCTACCTTGAAACCAACTAACATTAAATCCACCTTCAATAAATGGCATAGCAAATTGTGGTGTTGGAATAAATCCTTTACCTACTTTAAAAATATATTCATTAAACCATCCATCTAATTCTTTTTTAGTTTTAGCATCTTTATTAAAATTTGTTTCTAAAAAAGATTCAGTTAATGCTTTAAATGTAACTCCAATATCAAAAGGTACAGGAATTTTATGAACAATTTTATTTTTACCTTCTCCACTTGTTGTTAACCAATAATTTCTTTTAACCCATTCTGGTTGAGATTGTATTGCTGGATCATCTTTTCCTAAAAACCAAAACAATGCAGTTGGTCCTACGATTGCTCCACCGATAGTAAGTATTGCTCTTGTTGGTCTTTGTTTTGCAGTATCATATACTTTTGAAAAACCTTGAACCATAGCATTATAAAAAGCAGAAATTTGATTTAGTCCTCGCATTTTTGCTCCCATTCTTCCAAAGTCCAAAGTTATATCTCTTGATTCAAATCCACCTCTTTTAATTGCTTGTTCATGTGTTAATCCTTTTTTAATAGAAGCATCATAAGCTCTTCTAAATTCTGAAAGTCTTGTAGCATTTTCAAAAGTTTCTGATATTACCCTTAATATTTCTATAGGATTTTCTGCTTTGTTTCTAATAGGTCCTTTATTTAAAATATCAAAAGCAGGTTTATCAAATATTGCTCTATCTACTGAAAGCATAGTTGATTGCATACCACCAGACTTTATCCAGTATTCATAATATTTTTGAGAATTTTTATTTATACCTGTTTTACCAGCTATAATATCAAACAATCCTCTCATAGAACTAACTACAGGAAAAAAACCATATTTACTATAAATAGTAGCTTGAACTGTATCTCTTAAAAAGTTTGCTCCTACAAAATCAAAAGCTAAAGTAGCGCCAGCTCTTAACCAACGAGCAGGATGTCTGGCAATACCATAAAATAAATTACCAGCTTCTCTTGGATTAAAGTCTTTCATTGCATCAGCAAGTTCTTTTCCCACTTCCCATACTTCATATTTGCCATTACGAAATACAGAAACGGAATCATCTCCTACTTTATCAAATTCTTTTCTAAAAACTTTCATGTTGTCTGCAACTTTTGTTGAAATTTTTGAAGTATCTATACCTAAATCTTCTAATTCTTTTAAATTTATTTTAGTAGATTTAGTTATTGTTTTTTTATTAATATCTGGAAATGATTTTTTATTAGCTTCAATTAAATTAAAAAAAGATGTTAGTGCAGCATTTCTTTCTACTTTTTTTATAATATTAAAAGTATTAGAGTAAGTAGTTGCCACAGGATCAATAACTTGTTTTGTTGAACCAGTCATTCTTTTAAAGGGATTAGATACTCCTTGAATAAAACCTTTATCTTTTACAGAAGATTCTACAACTCTAGCAAATGGTATATAATCTTTGTTTAGTTCAATCATTGCATTAAATGCTTCTTCAGTTAATAAACCTTTATCTTTTGCATATTCTAATACTCTTCTATTATAATCTGTTAATTCTTTTTGAACTTTATCATATTTTTTAATTAATTCTTTATTGTTAACTACTTCTTTTGCTGCTTTTAAATCAAAGCCAGTTGTAATTCCTTGCGATTCTTTTTCTAAAACTCTTTTAGATACAGCATAATTAGCAAACTCTGCTACAGTTTGTTTGTTTTTTAAATCTCTAGCCGATCTTGATATACCAACTTTTTCTGGAAGTCCTACTACTGCAAAATCTTTATTTATTAAAGGTTCTAATACTTGTTTATAGGATTTTCCGTTTGTTTGTAGTTTAGCATTTTGAGTTCCTACTTCTATAAAAGTACCACTTAAATTTTCTATACCTAATAGTGTTCTAAATTCCTCATAAACATTTAAAGCATCTTTAGTATTTTTTGTATTTTGTACTCTTGATATTAATTTTTTAACAGGATGTAATCTATCAATAGCATTTTTAACAAAAGAATCTTTAACAGCTTCAAATTGTTCTTTTCTAGTTACTATAGCTTCTGGTTCGTCAAATCTAATATTATCATTTATTTTTTGTTCAGCTTCTGTTTTAAATTTTAATCCTTCTTTAAAAGTATCAGGTTTTAATGTTACATTTTTATCTCCACCATAATACCTAGGATTTTGATTAGTGGTACTTGCTGTATCTTCTAAAACAGTTTTATTAATAATCATGTCATCTGCAAACTCTGTCATTGTTCTATCGTTTTTAGTTATAATATCTTTGGATTTTTTTATTGCTGCACCACTAAAATTAAATAAACCAAATAAAAATACACTATCTTGCATTTGTTCTTTGCTTGGCATTTCTCCATGTATAATTGCACCTACACCCTCAAATGCAGTAGCTTGTGCTATAGTTTTTTTAAATCCACCTGTAACTAAACCACCAGTTTTAGTTGCTGCATAAATTTGAGCAGCTTCAGTTGCACCAGCTTTAATACCTTCTTCTGTCCATATTTTCCAAAATTCTTCAAAACCATTTACCTCATCATTTTGTAATGCTTTTAAATATGTTTCTCGTAAAGAACCTGCAACAAATGCACCTGCTGCTAAACTTAAATCAGGTTTTCTTGTAGCAACAGCTCCTGCTATTGTGGGTACTGCATAGACAGGTAAATCTTTAACTAATCTTGAAATGTTTGTAATGTTTCTTTCTAAAAATCCAGTATCATCTGGTTGTTCTGTTGTGTAAAGTTCTGGCATTTTATCTCCATGAACATAAGATTGGTGTAAGTCATAAATACCAGCACCCCAACCTCTTTGCCAATATTTTGCAGGTTCAAAAACTTCTCCAACTAGAGCTTCTTTTTGCTTTTGAATAAAGGGAGTATCATCGCCTTGTATTTCTAATTCTTTTAATTTTGCATAAACACTTTCGTGTTCTTCTCTACCTACCTTTAAAATGTTTTGCCAAGCATTTCTAATAGGTGTAAGGTTAAGTTCTTTTAAACCAAACTCTTTTAATATTTCGTTAGGTTGAAATCCTACTTCAGTTAACTTTTTTATTTCCTCTTGTTTAAATGATTCAACCTCTGTTTCAGAAAAACCAGCTTCTTTAAAAGTTTTTATTTCTTCTGCCAATGAAGCCATTATTGTTCCTTTGTAAGTTTTCTAAATTCTTGTATTGTTAATTTTCTGCCTAACTCTTTTTCTTTTTGTTCTCTTAATGTTAAACCTTCTTCAACAACAACATTTGTATTTTTTTGTATTTCATCTCTAATACTTAAAAACACATCATTAGCATTAGGAAGAAAAGTATAAAAATCATAACCAATAAAATTTTTATTTCCTTTAGTAGCTTTTAATAATTGATCTGAATTAATACCAGCTTCTAAACCTTGAATATATCTATTGTACATTGTGTATTTAAATTGATTTAATCTTGCATCTTTACTTTTATCTAGTGGTTGTAAGGCAACACTTCCAGCTACTTGATCTTTAAAATTATCTATAAATTTAAAAAATGCTGTATGGTTTTCTTTAAATTTTGGTTGATTAGATATTTCTAAAAGATTGTTTAAATATTTAACATCAGTAATAGTAGTCTCTGATCCTATTCTTTCTAATATACTCTTACCTTCTCCACTTTCGCCAGTTAATACAAATTTATCTGTAATAGTATTTACTTTATCATTAATAATAAGTTTAATAATGTCATCATTTTTTTCAAAATTAGATAATTTATTAGCTGATCCATTAGCTACTTTTTCATTCATAATAGTAAATTGTTCAACTGCCGATGTGTTGACACCAAATATTCTTTCTAAATTTTTTTTATAAGTTGGTTTACTTTTTTCCAAGTTATCAAAAATAGCTTTACTTTCTAAAGCAGTATCAACCTTAACAACCTCTCTTTGGGTAAGTATAGCTAAATTTCTATCTGACCTAACTCCTCTTGCTTTAGTTTGATAGGCTTTTTCAAATTCAGTTCTTTCTTGTACGTTTAAACTTTTAAAAATATTTTGTAACTCCTTATTGTTACCAAAGGTTTTATTTTTAATTTCTTCAATAGCTATAGTAAAGTCTCTTGGATCAGCATCTAAAGGAACATCTAAAGGTGATAATAAAATATTAAATTTTTGTTCTTTAATTTTTTGGTCTGCTACACCATTTAATTTTAATAATTCACCAGCAGGAACATCATCAAATGCACCTTGTTTTAATGATAATTTAAAATTATTAGGTTGATTATTAGCCATAGATGTTGCTAAAAATTCAGAACCTTTTTCACTATAGGCTTTAATTAATTGTTTTTTAACACCATCATCATATTCTGGATTGGTATTAATTATTCTTGCCATGTTATCTTTAAATGCTGGTAAATACATCGGTCCTAACTCTTTTAATAATAAACTTTCTGTAACAAAAGTATCATCAGTAATTTTTTTATTTTCTTTAATTAAATTTATTCTTGATTCTTTTATTGCTTCTCTTTTTAATAAACCTGATGTTGCAGAAAATTTTGCATTAATAGCTTTTTTTTCAAAATTATTTAAATTTTTAAATTTATTATTTTGATGATATTGGTAAAGTTTATCTACTTCTGTGTCATAATATTGTGATGCTTCTGTAGGATTATTTTTTTGTTTTGCTTCACTAGATATAGTTAACCAACCTTTTTGACTAACATTACCTTGAGCATCAAATTGATCTTCATAAAAATCATTAATTGCTTTATAAGATTTGTTATTTGCTTCAGTTGTTTTTTCTTGAATATAACTATCTCTAATAAAATTACTAACAGGTTGTAATGCACTAGCTGGAGTTTGATTAACATTAAGTTTAATATCACTTTTAATGCTAGGAGTTGCTGTAGTTATGCTTCCTGTAGATGTATATGTAGGTATTTTTGGCATAATATTATCCTCGCATTTTTAATAGACTTGTTCCAACTCCAGTTGCGGTTCTTAATTGTTCAATTCTAGCTTCTTGTCTAGCCATTTGACCTTTTATCCTAGAAAAATTAGCATCTTCAAATGCTCTAGCTTTTCCTATTTCTGTATCATATCGCATTTTATCTTTTTCAAGTTCAGCTTCATATAAATTAGATAACCTAACATTAGCTGCACTTCCTCCTTGAGTAACTCCAGATTTAGCTGTGTTAACAATAACACTTCCTTCAAGTTCTCTTAATTTTTTTTCAAATGTAGATAAATCTAATGTTAGTTTATCATCTAATATTTGTGTTTTTTGTTCGTCTACTTGAGCATCACGATTATTTTTAGCTTCATTAAATTTACCATAAGCACCTTGTTGTTGTATTTGTGCTGCACCTAATGCTCCTACTACTGCCATCTGCCAACTCATTAAAATATCCTCGCATATCTGAAGTGATCTGAACCATCAAAACCATAATGTTTCATCAATCCTTCGTTTTGTAAACCAAGCCATGAAGCAAACTTTAAACCT